CTGGAATGACATACTGCAATTCAATTGCCAGAATACCATCCTGAATATCTGCTCCGTTTACATTTACATGTTCGGACAGCCTAAAGGTTCGTTTAAATTTCTTTGTCGAAATGCCACGATGGATAAATTCTCTACCTTTAGAAACGTGATCTCCCTTTACCGTTAAAGTTCTGTCTTTAACTTCTACAGTAATTTCATCCTTAGTAAACCCAGCAATAGCTAGTTCAATCAAGTATTCTTGATCTCCAGCTTTAATAATATTATGTGGGGGATAATGATCTTGAGCATGTTTAGCTGTCCACTCTAATTCGTTGAACAGATGGTCAAAACCAACAAAAGATGACCGCGGGAAAAGTGTGTGTAAGCCTGTCATTGTTATCTCCTTTTGAGCAAGCAAGATTGAAATGTGACCGGAGTTCTCCGCATCACTATAGTATATATAGTTATTAAATTTTAAATTGCAACTACCAACCGAAAGAAAATCCAACTCGGGAACAATCTGGTAATGCAACATGATAAACCCCAGTCGGGACGTATACAAAATCTCCAGGAGTTAATCTTTTAGAAAGAGTTGATTTAGATGACATAGTTTGATTAACATCATTATAGTCACATCCGTTTTCAAATATTTTCCAAGGCATTGAACCTTTTATCATAACAAAAAATACTTCCATTGGATCTTTATGAGGAGGAGAAGCGATTGCATTAGGACTAAAACCTGCATAGCAATGACAAGATATATCTATTCTGTTTAATAGTTTTCCTAATTCCGACTTTACGTTCCTCACTATGGGAAAATCATTAGTTGCAACATCTATAAAGATCTTGTGAGGGTCTCTCGCTCTTTTGTTTCCATTTAAAAAGGATTGGTCAAAGTAAGGTACAATATCATCCCAAGAGGGAAAAGCCCTTCGTGATAGATCTAAACTACCATGAAAGGCCTTTTTATTAGCTATAGCTTCTTCTAATCCGTCTGGGAACATTTTTATTTATTACCAATATTATATTTTGGGCATAACTCCCACTGATTCTTTTCTTTAAACGGTAAAATTTTTATTAATCTTAAAGGAGCTAAATTAGCAGCCTTTTCATTATTATGAATCTCTACTAATCCCCAATCACTCATTAAAGTAGCAATTGTGTTTCTTCTTTGAATATCTGACTCTTCAAGGTTAGCTTTTTTTCCATCTAGAAGAAATAATTCTTTAAAATGTACTATAAAATATCTACCCTGCTTATGAAGTATATGACATGATTGAAAAAGTTTTTTATCTTTACGAGATGCAACACCAATACGTGTTAAGGTCTCTCTTACTTTAAGAAAATCATCTGGTTCGTTTAAGGTCACCTCAAGCATCTCTGCTGGGCTCCAATGTATTACGTTACTTTCTTCCACCTTTATTCACCTTCTGTCTTATTATAGTTATTTGTTCAGGTGATAGGAGGGGTAATACTTGCTTTGCTTTTTCATTGCTATAGTTATAGTATGCTTTTACCACTTCAATATCACTCTCAGTTTCTGGTTTAATCCATTTCGAAAATCGCTTACGCTTACGAATGGTATTTATAAGAAAGTGATATTGGAGTTTATTATCTGTATGGTGATACTGATTCATAACGTTAGCTAGACCTACAGTATCATAAAAATATGAAAAACTACGATTAATAAGAAATGCGTTATATCCCTTCTCTGCTATATCGTCTTTCATAATATCTTTTTTAGTATCATTGATACTACTTACATAACTAAAAGGGTTCATTATATACCTTGTTCAATTCCGCTATCTTGCCAGGGCCAATGTTTACCCTTTGCTTCTAGTATAAGATTGTTTAACTCTTCTGAAGTATACTCATAAGTATCTTTTTGATTAATATGAAAATCATATGCATATAGCTGAGGTACAGTAGTATGTCCTTGCTCTTTCATAAAATTTAAAGCCTCAGAGGAATTCTTTATATCTACTATTGTATACTCATATTTTAAAAAGTCAAGCATTTCTTTCATCATAACACAGTAACCACATCTAGGTTGTGTATAAAGAATGATACTCATAGTAGCCTCTCCTTTGCTTGGTTCCAACTTGTACTTTTAAATCTAAACGACAAATTTACTCGCCAATTATCTGTATAGTTCTCTACAGTGTGTAGATGATTAGTTCTCATTATGCAAGGAGAATCCATTATCATATCTGCTACCTCTTTACAATCTGTAGCTTTGTCTTCACTTAATAATCCTACTATATTACCATCTACTACTTTTTTATTTACCTTAGTACTACTATCATACCATACTGTTCTACCAGATGTACCGTTAAAGATAGGAACATTTAACGCCCATTCATTTACGGTATTAATTTTACAAACGTCTAAATGAGGGCGTCCAATAGTATGAGGTCCAGAGATATAAATTACAGTTTCTTTTATTATCAAATTGTGTTTAGTAAAAAACTCTCCTAGTCCCCAATCTATATTCTTATTGCTTAATAAAGATACAATAAGATATTGTTTGGTCCCTACTTCTAAAACATCCTCTTCTAAAACACTAGGAGGCATACTCCAATTATTAAAATAGATAGCTTTTAGCTTATCACAATTATAATTTAATGATAGTTTATGATACAGATCCATGTTCACGTTTTAAAAACCATTTTATTATTAATCCTGTAATATCTATCTGATACCACTTTATCCAGTTGCTATATTTAGAACTATCTAAATGATGATTGTCATGCCACCCTTCCCCAAATGTGAGTATTGCATATAATAAGTTGTTATTGCTTCCTCCTCTATGGTTTAAATTATTAATTATTATACCAGTAGAATACATAACATACAAGTTACCAATACCAAATAATAAACCAGGAAGTATAGGATGTATTAAAAGCAGTATAAGATTAATTAATATTAAAATTTTAAAGTAGTACTTTTGTAAAAATCTTATCTGCTTATCTTTGAGTAAATCACTAATATACTTTTTAGATAGTTTAGGTTCTTTATAATATCCAAAAAGAATCTCCCACCAAGTACTGTATTTAGGAGAATGTATATCATGTTCTGTGTCACTGTTAGCGTGGTGATATCTATGAATACCTACCACAGTTACTGGCTTACCCAATCCCATAGCAGCACCTAACCATAACATAATAGTTCTAGTAATTTTATCTGTCTTAAAACTTTTGTGAGTAAAGTATCTATGCCAACCAGCATAACCTCCTACTATAACAAACAAAACTCCCCATATTAAGGAATAGTAAACTAAGGACATTTTATCATTAACATAACAATAATATAAGCTATAAGCAGTAGCTAGATGATACCAACCCCATAGCAGTCTTAGTTTAGTTCCATATAACATTAAATTGATCCAAGCGTTTTTATAAAACTATCATCTAGAGACTTGTTCGGTTGCCAAGCGTTATAGTAATAAATGGTTTGATCTACACCTCTAAATCGTATGTTGTCAGCATATTTAATATCGAGATTCATAAACTGTTTATTACGTTTAGAGCTTTTCCATTTATTTATGTCATTAGTAGTGGTTGCTGTATGCCTGGTAAAGAAGATAGTATCAATTTTATGTGCATGAAATAATCTTTTTAAATATATAGAATATGTTTTGTTCTCATTAAATAGAAACTCACGAGAGAATAAATTTTCTTTTCTATTTAATTTATATAATCTGGTATACATTCTAATTATATTAGAGGGAAGCTTATCATACTGAACAGCAAAGAACCCGTAAACAGGATTGCCTTTATATAGCCATAATATATTAAACTTACGATTAAACCTAATTAACCTATCATAAGTATAAGGATCATCAGTAAGTCTTGTTAACAGAGATTGTTCTTGTGAAACCTTTTCTATAAAGCTTTGCACATAAAAATTGGTAGGATTATCTGTAATGTATAAATCCCAATCCTCTAAATCTGTTTTTATTCTTTCATACATTGGTCTCGTTTTACTTTTCTCAAGTTATTATCTACCTCAATGTTTTCAACTTCTTTTACTACAATATCAAAAGTAAAATTCTTAATTAGATCCTTACTGTTTACATCTCCAGTAACATATACATAACATTTCTCATTAACCTTTCTACAAAGAGCTCTAGTAGCTCCTAAAGCAATAGCAATCTTCTCTACTTGTTCTGGGTAAACTCTAACCCCGCATTCACCGAGTTTAAACATATTTAGTTTACGACCTACTAGCTTAAATCCTCTATGTGTTTCTTCTACTAGGTCTCCGCTGCGCCACCATTCATCTTGATGCTTCCACTTAACATATAGCTGCTCGTCTTCAATCTTTAGATCGACATTAGGATTTATACCCTCCCAAGTATAATGATTATCTGATTCTGTATATGCAATAATTGGAGGAGTTTCGGTACTACCGTAAACACTATACGCAGTCTTAGCTCCTAACATTCTTAGATCTGTTAATGCATCAACAGGGGTAAAATCGCTACCCACTAATACTTGTTCGCAGTTGGAGAGATCTAATGTATTCCACTTAGGATGTTTGCTGTAAGTATTATATAGCGAAGGCAGAACTAAAGTATGAGTAGGTTTTATCTCATTCATACGTTCAATGTATCTATTTACATTAGTTTCTATAAAAAGGTCACACCCAGCATTTAAACTGGGATATAAACTCATAGTAGTAAAAGCTATACCTCTAGGACTGTATAACTGTAACATAGTACTACTAGAAGTTAGCTTAAAAAATTCTGTATTATAATCACTAATTTTTGTTATAGAGTCTGCTGTGTGATTAATTGGTCTGGGATGACCTGTAGTACCACTTGTATTTACTGAAACGTCTCTATCTTCAATCCTATCGATAATTGCACTTCTAATATAATCATTATCACTCTCAAGGTACTCAACACCATCTATGTATATCATTTTCTCTCTGCTAATGCCTGTTGTAAAATTTCATCGTGGGTTGCTCCATCATGTAGTTTTTCTCTAGTCCAATCATAAACATGAGGAGCATATTCAGATAATGCTTGACTTTTCTCTTTTATATAATTAAATGTTACTTCAGCTAGTTTGAGCTTTTTAGGATCAATATTTATTTTACACAAGTCTTCATCCCATCTATCTAAGAAATGATGCTGCTGAGCCCACTGATAATCTAGATAAAGATTTCTTCCTAGATAGCCTTTTGGCGCGCGGTACTCTTGCCAGTTTTTCTCAATATGATTTCTTTGTAATCCTTTCTCACCCCATGTTTGCCATAAAGGATTATCTCTACGCTTACTAATTGTAAAATGGTATGCAATAAAATCACAGATCTGATTTTCTAGCTTTTGAATATGTCGAGAGAATGCTTTCTTAGTAAAGCGGGATATTTCTCTGTTATCGTATTTATTCAAGGCTTGGCTTAGCATCTGAATACAACTTTGTGCAACGTAGATAGAGTTAGCTTCCATTGGATCTACAAAACCTTGTCCCATACCAATACCAACTACATTCTTTACCCAAGCATCTTTATAGTAACCTTGCTCCCATTGAAGTAGTTTAGGGTCTCTAATCATCTCATGAGTATCCCAATAACGGATAAACCTTTCTCTTGCAGAGTCTTTATCTTCTGAGCGCTCGTCAAAGATGTATCCTGAACCCATACGACTATACAAAGTAATAATAAAGTTCCAACCATTAGCTTGAGCATATGATTGAGTGTATGGTTTCATTTCTGTATAGGGATCATTATACTTAATAGGAGCAACCCATGCACTTTGAGTAGGAAGTCTATCACTCATAGAGAACCATTCATTCTCCATTTGTTTCATAAGCACTCTATTAAACCCAGTACAATCTAAAAATAGATCTCCTTTAAATTGTCTTCCATCTTCTAATTGTAGATAATCAATATAACCATCTTCACGCTTAGCAATATGCTCAACATGACCTTCAATCCATTCCACACCTAAAGGAAGAGCAACTTGATCTCTTACGACTAAAGGAAAACGCTCTGCATCAACATGCCAAGCATATCCATGCCAATCACCAATTAGAATATCATTTTCATCATCATATACAGATTTGTTATTAATAGCTAGGTTATATTGATCTGAAGTGTATTCCCCCCACTCGTACCACTTATATTTACCTTGTCGTACTAACTCTAACCAATAGTCAACACTTTTATTATTAATGCCGAATCGACCATCATTATCATAGAAAAAATCATCCATTTTTAATGGATTATAGAAACTCTTTTTAAATACATTATCTCTAAATGTAAGATTAAAAGTATAGAACTGTCTGTGATGTTTAGGAGTATTCCAATGGTCAACAGCTCTTACTTTTGGATCTTCAGTATTCCATGCACTAAACATATTACCAAATTTGTGAAGACCGTGCACACCTTTCATCCACTGATGTTCATCTACTTCTAACCATTTAAGTAGATCCCCAAGTTGAGGAATCGTAGACTCTCCTACTCCTAGAATAGGAACATAAGGAGATTCAATAAGAGTAATTTTTATATTTTTATGAAACTTAGCTAAGTATGCAGCTGTAAACCATCCAATTACACCACCACCTAAAATAGTAATATTCTTTACTTGTGTTTTCATTTAAAATTTACCTGCGCCATTATTTCTGTCATACATGCTACAATATTTAGCTCATGATCAGCCACGAATGCATCTTTATATTGATAGTCTGCTAATATAAGAACAAGTTGAGGTATACTTCCAGAGTCTACATACTCATTCATATTGTCATATAATCCACGAAAGATAGCATTAGTATCTACATCCATATGGTTTACAACCCATGAACGCATCTTCTTAAAGTTCTTCGTCTTTAGATGTTCTACTAACTGGTTAATAGTGCTGTCAATACTACCAACACTACTACCGACACTATTAAAGTCACTAATTGATCTTCGTTGAGATTCATTGATTACTCTCCTCCAGTCTGGAGCATGCTTCATGATAAGATCTGCAACGTTTTTATTATCGTATGATATACCTTCTTTATCTAATACAAAGGACATACGTTTATAAAATTGAGCAGCTAATTCAGCTAAGTCTTTCTTGGTAGTATTAAACTCATAAACTCCACAGCGAGAATGTAGAGGTTCAATAATTCTATTCTTAAAGTTGCAAGTAAGAATAAATCGACAGTTATTAGCAAACTCTTCGATAAATCCTCGCAAAGCAGGTTGAGTACTTTGAGGGTTCAAATAGTCTGCTTCATCAAGAATACAAACCTTTACTCCTCCTGATAAAGATACTGATGAAGCAAATTGCTTTATCTTACCTCTTAATGTATCTATATTACCTTCTTCAGATCCGTTAATTAAAATATAATCAAGCCCCAGCTCGTTGCATAGGGCTTTTGCTATAGTAGTTTTACCTAAACCGGCAGTGCCAGAGAAGAGCATATTCTGCAATTCTCCAGCATCTACCATACTCTGAAACGTTTGCTTTAACGCAGGAGGCAATATAGTTTCAGATATCTTAGTAGGACGATATTTCTCAACCCAAAGAAAATCATTGCTCATAATATATATAGTATCCTTATTCGGATTCAGCAGCCATATCTTGCTGATAAGTTTCTGACATTTGAATTAGCTGTACAGCCTGATCTCGTAATTGACCTAGAGTAGATAATTCTTCACCTTTAACTGCTCCTCGTTGCACCATAGTATCAATTACTGCCACTGTTGAACGACATACTCTATTAGATAGGTCGTATACAGGAGCATGTGATTCATGCGCGAGTTTCAATTCATCTTCTTTAGCCATTTTATTCTCCATATGTTGATGACTTTTCAAGCGCCACCCAGTACGTAATACTGCTATTGACACTTGTAAATTGTGATATTAATTTTTTAGAAATCTTAACCTCGTAGTCATCATTGACCATACGTAGGTTGTTAATATTTAGTACATATTTAAAATCAGGTGCGTTATATCCTCCATCTACTGTCACTGAATAAGTATTAGCTGTAGCATTCTCTGCATCTACTACTGATAGTTTAATAGTATTATCATCTGGTTCAACTATTACTTGACTATGACCAAAGATAGAAGATGCTTTCTTAATTCCTGATAGAGTAGTCTGATCTAAAGTAAACCAAACGTCTGCTTCAGGCATATCAATAGGTTTAGAAGGAGTAGTTAACATCTCTGGATCTGCATAAAAATACTTTACAATAGATCGACCAGCATTACCTCCTATCCTCATAAAGCTAGAGTCAAACTTAACCGAAGGAGTATCTACTAAGTTAAGTACACTTAAAAACTCCTGCAAGTCATATATACCTATACTCGAATTAAACTCTTCCTGCACTACTGCTTCAGCTAAAATATTCTTAGCTTCTGATATAGTCATAATTTTATTACCAGGTTTAATAACAATATTGCTATTAATCTGAGCAAAGTTAGTTAATACCTTTACTGTTTCTGCACTTATTTCCATTATACAATCCTACTAAAGTTTTTATCTTTCACTACTTCTATTCTATTAGAAAACTTATCATCAAGCAACTCTCGTTTATGAGATATTACGTATATGTTAGTTTCATCTCCTAAAGTATAGATGATTTTCATTAGATTATCAACACCTTCGTGATCTAATGATGAATCAAATGTCTCATCTAATATTAACAGATTAGTTGCAACACTATTCTTCATCTTAGCTATCATACGCCAAGTAAACAACAATGCTAAATCGATACGTTGCTTCTCTCCTTCTGAGAATGAATCGTATGAAAAGCTATCTCTAAATCGAGACCTAATAGTTTCTTGAAACGATTCATCTAGATTAAACGAAACATAGAAGTCTAAAATATTTAAATATTGATTACAAAGCTGATTAATAACAGGAAGATATTGCTTTACAATCTTAGTCTTAATACCAGTATCCTTGAGCATTGTACTCATTATAACATTATAGTTTAGTTGCTCACTAAGTGCAAGCTTTTCTTCTATTAAGTTATTACTTGTAAATGTAAGATCGTCTAGATCTTGTATAGCTTGATCCATATCAACGTTACTATCTAGCTTACCTATCTCTGCTTGAGTACGATCAATAGAAGATTGAAATTGAGCTATAGATTTATTATTAGCAGCTAAGTCACTTTGATAAACTCTACATATATCAATAATACTTAATGCAGAGGATAAAGCTTCTTGAGCTTGTTGTAGTCCGTCATCTGCTTTATTAATTCCCGCTTGGAGTTCCTTTGCTCTGCCTTTACCTTCCAAGATATGGGCTGCTTTTGTTTCCTCAGTGATGGCTTGATCACAGGTCGGACAGATATCATTTTTCTCGAAGAACTGGACTTCTTTAACGATCTTCTTGACTTCAGTATTGAATTTGGTCTTATAGGCTTCAAGCTCTTTGATTTTAGCTTCGCGTTGTCCTCTCTCCACATCTGCATTCGGTAGTTGAGATTGAATGGAATCACTAAGCTCTTCGTTCTTTCCATGTAGAGTTTTGATTTCATGTTGGAAATCTGAGATGAGTTTGAGTTTCTCTTCCCTTTGTTCTTTATTAATTGCTTTGATATCTTTAATATATTTCTTCTGTGCATCAAATTTAGTGCTCGTGACGGCATGCTGATGAGTAACATCTTTAATCTGATCCTTTAATAACGATGTCTTTTCTTTTAGTAAAGAATTCATCTTAGAGAACACGTTAATGTCCAGAAGATCCTCGATTACATCTCTTCGATTCTGAGCGCTTAGCTGCATGAAAGGAATGAAGGAGGAGGAGCCCAGCACTACAATCTGATGAAAGCTCTTATGATTGAGCTTCAAGATGTTTTGCTCGAGGATCTTCTGGTACTCTTTGGCATGAGATGATTGATTAATCATCGTCTCGCCTTTCCATATTTCAAATACGTTAGGTTTAATACCTCTAACGATTCTGAAATCTGAACCTAATGCGCTGAAGGTCACTTCAACTACACAGTTCTTATTATTAATAGAATTAACCAACTGAGGTTTAGATATATTACGATGAGCCTTACCAAACAAAGCAAAGCTCAAAGCGTCAAGCATAGTAGATTTACCAGCACCATTAGATCCAACAACAAGGGTAGTCTTATTTTTAGTTAAATCTAATTCAGACCAGTTATTACCAGTTGAAAGAAAATTCTTCCACTTTAAAATTTTAAATGTAATCATTATGCAATTTCTAGAGTTTGTGCTTCCAACATAAGATCTGACATCTGAGATTTAATCTTATCTTTATCTAAGTCTGTATCTACAGCGTCTATGTAAGTATATAATAAACTCGAAGTATCTTCAACTGATATTTCACTATCTTCTACATTTTCTCCAACAAACTCGTTAAAGTTTTCTGCAATCTTCAATTCTAGTATTGATCTATTCTGTATGCGATCAACAAACTTATCAAAAGTAAAGGTATCCGATTTATTAACTACCACTAACTTTACAAACTTACCTTCTACATCATCCAAAGGATAATGGAGGTAATCACAATCATTGTCATCATATCTGATACGATGGAAGAGAGTGTGCGGATTGTGTATAGGAGTAAGCTCTCTAGTCTCGGTGTCAAGTATATGAAAGTATTTTTTATCATGGGCATCATTCCAAAAGAACTCCATCTGTGAACCTAGATATGTTATATTATCTTGTTCTGATTTTGTATGAAAGTGGCCAGATAAGACTTTCTCAAATCGTTTAAATATAGAACGATTTAATCCATGCTCATTCTTTATACCTTTCATCATCTCGTAACCAGCTATCTCGAAGTGACCTCCAAGCCAATCACACTTAGCATTATTAATAAATTCTAATGACTGCTTCTCATTCTCTGCTGATATCCAAGGTACA